ATAATGAGCCGTACTGACTCATTCTAGATTGCGTATGGTCCGTGGATAAAACCGATCGAAAGAGAAGTTTATAAACACCGGGCCTTTATCAAACATATACCTGAAGCTGACCGTCCTAAGTACATAGCAGAAATGCTTGGAGACCGTGGGCCGTACTACGTCACTGACTACACCGCATTTGAATCACAATTTGTATCTCAGTTAATGGCAGCGCTGGAGTTTAGGCTCTATCGTTACATGACTCAGTACATTCCAGGACATGAGGAGTTTATGGATATGAACTACCTGGTGTTGGGCGGATCAAACTCAGTCAAGTCTCGTAACGTCTATTTCGATGTTGAGGCTAGGATGAGTGGAGAAATGTCAACATCTCTTGGAAATGGATTCTCGAACCTAATGATTATGCTTTTTGTCTGTCATAGACTTAATTGCACTGATGTGGAAGGAGTTGTGGAGGGGGATGATGGTTTATTCACGCTGCATGGTGATGGGCCAACACCAGCTGACTTTGCGCAAATTGGGTTTGATATCAAACTCGAGGAGCACACCTCTATCAACACCTGTAGTTTTTGTGGCTTGGTTTTCGACCCGCAGGATATGATCAATGTAACTGACCCCATGAAGGTGGTCATGAACATTGGTTGGAGCACTCGGCAGTACTTGCATGCTTCCGAGCAGACACTTATGGCGCTACTAAGATGTAAGGGTTTATCTCTTATGGCACAGTACCCTAATGCGCCGGTGATTCATTCACTGGCAAATTATATTATTCGTGTAACTGCAAATGTTCCCCTAGCAAAGGTTCTGGCTGTCGCCGACAGAATCAAAATGTCCTCGTATGAACGTGAGAAGAATATTTCTCGAATAAAACTTGCAATCGGTCTAAGGTTCAAGTCACCATGCACACCGTCGGCAACTCGACAATTAGTTGCTGACATGTTTGGTGTTTCGCCGCAACTCCAAATCGATCTGGAGCGGCACTTAGATGACAAGACTGACATTAGTCCAATCGAGTTCCCGCAACTGCTGACGAATATACACGATGACTGCATCGACTATTACAGCCGGTACTTTGTGGACACCGTCCACATTGAAGGGAAGGCTGGTGTCTGATTGCCTTTATGACCCGGAATGTCACTAAACTTGTTGTGGATCCACCGCCGACGGAAAAGTCGTTAAACTTAGGTGAATGAAGCAGCTGGCGATGTCAACCCA